TTTTCTTCAGGAATAATAGTACCAATTGTACCTTTTTGTCCGTGGCGACTAGAAAATTTATCACCAATTACTGGTTGACGTAATGTTCTAAGTCTTACTTTTGCAAAATTATAACCATCACCATTTCTTTCAATATAATTTTTATCAATATATGTTTCTTCACGTGTTCTATAGATTCTACTCTGATCTTCATATTTAATAACTTTTGTATGATTATTACGATTTTCTTTAATAGGTAGAATTTTAGCAATTACTATATCACGATCATCTACTTTAGTATTCTCAGGAATAACACCATTATTGTTTACTTTATCATAATTACCAAATTTCATACATTTTGTTTTTGTTGGATCTGGTTTACATCTAACTTCTTGATCACCATGAATCTTTTTATCTTCATCTTTCTCTGTATGATAAATTGTAGCTTGAAATAAGCCTCTTTCAATTGAACCCTTATTTACTAAGATACTATCTTCTTGATTATATCCTGTATGTGTCATAATAGCAACTATGACTTGAGCTCCTGATGGAATTTTATGTAAATTTAGTAAATTCATAACACGAGTATCAACTAAAGGTCTCATTCCATACGTATGAACATAAGCAGTTTTATCCATTCGATTATTAAAGTTGGTAATATAAATACCCATTGCCTGTTTACCCATCGCACATTGATAAGTTAATCTTGGCGCTTGATTATGTTCTGGAAATGGAATACAAGAAGCTAGAATTCCTAATAATGTACTAGGATGAATTTCACAATGTGTATAGTTATATCTAAAATTACTATCTCGTTTATATAAATCTTTTACTGTCATAGCTACTAAACTACTATTTTGCTCTCGTGGATCAATATATTCAATAACTGCATTATCTATTTTACAATCAGTAAGTAAATCAATCCAATCTAATTCCCCGCATTTTACACTATCTATAATATCTTTTGTTAGTAATATATTATTATTTTTTACTTTTAATAATGGTCTCACTAATCTACCAGCATCATTACAAATAATAATTTCTTTATTTTTATAATTAAATACTATACTAGTATAAATATTTATTAAACCTTTTGCCTTTTTATCTTTTAGTGAATTGTATAGTTCTAATGGATTACCTGTAATTCCAACCCACGCACCATTTAAGAATACTTTAACAAAATTATATAGATTTTTTTCTGCACTAAATTTTGTTATATTTTCTAAAATATATTCCCTAATAGGTTGACTATCTGATTCAATAGTAACTGTTGTTAAATAACTTAAATTCTTTACAACACCAATTGATCCACCCTCTGGAGTCTCCGCAGGACATAGATAACCCCAAGTTGAATTATGTAATTTACGAGGTGGAATTAGCTTTCCACTTTTATCAATTGGTGTATTAACTCGTCGTAAATGACTTAAACTTGAAAGATATGTTAATCGATTTAATACTTGAGCAACACCTACTTTATTGCTATTAATTTGTTTTATACCAAAATCACCAGTTGCTAATGCTCTCTTAAACCCATTTTCAATTGTAGTTGATTTAACAATTTTATAAATATTTGTTAATGTAATAATACTTTCATAATCTTCATTTGATTTCCAAGATCCATTATTGATTTCTCTAATAATTTGTTTTTGCATATCTTTTACTAATTTATTAAAGTAGTTTCTAAAAAGATTATTTAGTAGTACGCCAGTTAAATCAATTCTTTTATTTACATAAGAATCTCTATCATCACATGGTGTTAAACCATTTACACAATTTAATAATCTTAATGTCATATATCCTAAGAAATATAACTTTTCTTCTTTAGTACGACAATGTGGAAATAGATCATTATTTAATACTTCTACTGCAAATTGATGTTTTTTTAACTGACCTGTCTCTTTATCCATATTAAGTGGTGTATAAATTACTTGAGATGTGATATATTTTAGCGCAGAATCTTGTGTCATATATATATTTCCATCTACAATTGAAGCTTTTAATTGATCAATATATGTTTGATTATTTTTTTCATCAATATCTAAAACAATTTTTTCACATATATCTTTATCTGAAATTACACCTAGAGCACGAAATAACACAAATAGTGGAATTGGTTGCTTGATTCTTGGAATTTGAATATAGATACTATAACCATATCCATTATTTTTTTGAGAAACCATAATTGAAATTTGCTTTGGTGAAATCGATTTCCAATCTGGTACAGATTTAATCTCTGCTATATAACTCCATTTACTATTATTTTTACTAATATCAAAACAATAAATTGTATTTTCTGCTGCACGTTCTTGTCCAAGACAAGTTTTCTCTGAGCCATTAATTATAAAATATCCTCCTGGATCCATCTTACATTCACCACTAATTTCACTAGTTACATGTTTATAGTGTGTCAGAACACAAACATTTGATCGTAACATAATTGGAATTTTACCAATATGAATATTTGGTAAGCTTTTGTAAAGTGTATGAATATCATTCAGTTTTTCTCCATTTCTAATTGTATATTTAATATTCATTGTAACTGTCATGTTTGATGCATATGTAAAATTTCTTAATCTAGCTTCTTGTGGAAACATTAACTTTGTTGCCCCATTATTCTCATGAATTTGTGGACGATGTAATCCAAAATTATCAAATGTAATACTTATTTCTAATCTATATTTATCACTAGCTTTATCATAATCATGTTCTGATGTAATAATAACTGGATTAAACATATTAATTGTATTTGGAATTTGACGTTCTATAAAATCATTATATGATTCTAATTGATGTCTTACTAATTGCTGTAAATGTTCTTTTGAAAAATATGAATTGATAAGAGTCCACGGAAAATCAGAACCTAATATTTTATTCATGTTTTCAGAATCTTCCATTTTGCTTATCATTATAATTTAATTAATATTTCAATTTATCTTTAAATTATCTATTTAAAAATGAAAATAAATAATAATTACTATATACTATTATAATGACCAGTATTATAAAACGATTAGATACTATTAAAAATCGCTCTACATTAAAAAATAATATTTTAAATATTAGTAATCGTAAATTATCTAAACAAGAAGTCTCTAATTTACTAATGCTATATGATAACAATTTTTATATTACACAATCAGATCCCTATATTAACCAAGCAATATTATATTTAAGACCGAAAGAATTAATAATTACAAAAATTCCCTACAATATTACAACTAGTATTAATTCTATTAAAGATCTTATATCAATATGCGATAATTATTGTAATATTTCTAATATTAGAGAAAATACCAAATTAAATTTATTAAAAAAAATATATAAACCACTTATTAACTTAGATAATCTAATTGGAATGCAAGAATTGAAAAATGATATTCTAAATCAAATATTATTTTATATACAAAATTTTCATAGAGTTAATAATATGGAATATATGCACACAGTATTATGCGGACCACCTGGTACTGGTAAAACTGAAGTAGCAAAAATTATAGGAGAAATATTTAGTAAACTTGGCATATTAACCAAAGGAACATTTACAAAAGTTGTCAGATCTGATTTAATTGCTGGTTATCTTGGACAAACCGCTATTAAGACTGCCAAAGTTATAGAAAATTCTTTGTGTGGAGTATTATTTATTGATGAAGCTTATTCATTAGGTAATCAAGAAAAACGTGATTCTTTTGCAAAAGAATGTCTTGATACTATATGTGAATCTTTAAGTAATCATAAAGATAATCTTATGGTTATTATTGCTGGTTATGAAGAAGAATTAAATAACTGTTTTTTTAGTTTTAATCCTGGTCTTCGCTCTAGATTTCCTTGGGTTTTTAAAACTGATAAATATTCATATGAAGATTTATTTAAAATTTTTTGTAAAAAAGTACAAGAAATAAATTGGCAACTTAACAATTCTTTAGATGAAAATTTCTTTAAAAAAAATATTAAATATTTTAAACATTATGGTAGAGATGTAGAATTATTTTTATCAAAAACTAAAATTGCTCATGCTAGACGAGTTTTTTCTTTATCTGATGATCAAAAAACTATTATAAATAAACAAGATTTAGATGATGGCTTAAAATTATTTATTAAACATGGAATGCAATATGATAATCAATTAGATGTTGTAGGACATTTATATAATTAAAATGCGTGAAATCACTAACTAAATAAATCCTTATATAATTTAATGTCTAATATTAAACCTATTAAAATTAATCCAGAATTATTTAAAGTATCTGGTAATCAAAATAAAAATAAAACATTGAAAAATAAACCTAATACACCTATTAAATCAAATGTTTTAAAAAAAGATTTGCTTGCTCGTATAAAAAATCACAGATCACAAAAATTTACTAATTTAGCTAAAACAAATTCTGATGTATCTGATGATATTGATACTACTAATGAAATTGATCACCCTAATAACACTAATAATAATACTAATACTAATAATTATGATACTAATACTAATAATTATGATACTAAACAAGAAGTTATTAATAAAGAAAATACAATTAATAATATTCCAATAACAGTTGAATCTAATTCAAATAATTCAAAAAAAAATATTTCTAAAAATGATGATGATGATGATTTTTTACAATCTATTAATTTTTTAAAAACATTGTCTAATAAAAAAAATACTACTATCAAGCGTAAAAATTTACAAGATTTTCCTATTGAATCACAAGATACTTTAAATAGTAAACCAGAGTATGGGTGTCTTAAAAATGGTTCTTTACCTACATTTAGACAATATCATAATTCTACAGTAAAAAAAGACGAATTTTTATCGTCTAATACTTCTAAGATAAAAAATCCTAATAAAAAAAATGTTACTTTCAAATATAATTTAGGAAAAAAACATAAGGTTGTTAGTGTTTTAATAAAAAATGTTTCTACTAGAAAAAATATAAGTAATGAACATACACGTTTAAAAGAAGTTAAATTAAATGACATGAAAAATTATCTTAAAAGACATAATCTTTTAAAAAGTGGAAGTAATGCTCCTCCCGATATTATAAAAAAATTGTATGAACAAGCACTTTTAAGTGGCGATGTTAGAAATACAAATAAAAAATCAATTGTTCATAATTATTTAGCAGAATAATTAGTTAATTATCTTTCATTATATATATATTTTTTTTTATTACAATAATATATAATGAATCCCGAAGACGTTGTTGAACATATGGTAGTTGATAAAGACAACGAGCACGGCCAACACCAAGAAGGTGGACGTCGTCGCCGTCGTGGTAGCCGCAAATCACGCCGTGGTGGCCGCAAATCACGCCGCAGTGGCCGCAAATCACGCCGCGGTGGCCGCAAATCACGCCGCGGTGGCCGCAAATCACGCCGTCACTCTCGTAAATCACGCCGCCACTCTCGTAAATCACGCCGTCACTCTCGTAAATCACGCCGCCACCTCTCAGCAGGCAAGCGTAGAGCCTGTCCTAAATACTGCAGACGCAAAACTGTTCGTTGCAAAAGTTACCGACGAGCACACAAATCACACCGTCGTAGAAGATAGGTAATCTAATATTTATATTTTATTTATATAATATATAAATGACTAATTCTCCTGTTCCTGCAAATTCTTTAACTCCTTGTCCATTTGGTGGTAATCCAAAGGTTGCTGCACAAATGGGATTTCCTTCATGCGGAATTGCTCGTCCTGGACCATTTTTTAATGATTTAAATTTAGGAAAACCTACTAGTGGTGGCAGAAAATCACGCCGCCGTGGTGGGCGTAAATCCCGTCGAGGTGGTGTAGATACTGTAGTACCAAATGCTCCTGCGGAAACTATGCCTGAAGAAGTACCTCTTAAAAAACCTGTTGAAGATCCTCTTGCAAATAAACAACAATGTCCTGAAGAATGTATAAAAAAAGGATGCGGTAAACGAAATTTTTTACATAGTATTTTTGGTGCTAGTGGTGGTCGTAAATCACGCCGTGGTGGTCGTAAATCACGCCGTGGTGGCCGTAAATCACGCCGTGGTGGCCGTAAATCACGCCGTGGT